CCCGTCGCCTGATACACGGGACGCTGAAACCCGTCCGCGCCATCTTCGCCACGGGTATAAAACGTCAACCGCTGGTCGAGCAATCCGGGCGCGATATACATCACATCGCTACTCCCAACTTGAACGTGCGAATGGTCTTGCGCACCCGCTGTGCCACTTCCGATGATACGTCCCACGTAATCGACGTTCCCGCGCTCGACTCTGCCGCCGCGCTTGGCGTCCTACGCTGATACAAATCCGCCGCCATATCGATGATGCATTGCGAAATCATCGGCTCGATGCGCGCATACCACGGCGCAAGCGACAACCCACAATCCGCCGTCACGCTGTAACGCGGGTTGCTAAACGCATATCCCGCCTCCGACACAATGACGCCGGACGTTTCGTTAACCCAATACTCCGTCGATGGCACCGCCGCGCCGTAGCCGTCCGTAATGCTGACATTGGCAATCGGGCGACGCGGGAAAATAATCGTCGTAACAGGAATACCGCGCGTCGTGTCGCACGTATCAACGTACGTCTGTGACTCTGCGGTAATCGGGCAATCCATCCACATTTCCAACTGCGCCTGCGCGCGCGCCAGCAACGCCGCCAACAGCGCATTTTCCGCCGTGCTTTCAATCCGTAAATAGCTTTTCAAATCACTTACGCTAGGAAGAGCCACGGCGTTTTCCCTTTTGAAAGTCCAACAAGGTAGCGGTAGCCGTCACCGCTCTACCGCTACCTTATTGGTAATGACTTACACAGCTTCGTCGAGCGTGACGAACGGCGAATGCTCATCCACCTTCGCCCCCGCGCCGTTCACCGAGTAAGCGAACGTCGAGGTCGGAATCGGGATGCCACCCGCGCGCGCCACGAACCGATACGTGGTGATGTCGTCCGTAAACTTGTAGTGAATGGACGACTCGACGGTCAGCGCCTGACGCAGACCCATTGCGTAGAAGTCGCCGTTCACCAGCACCACATCCGACTCGGTGCCAAGCGACGGAAGAATGTCAGACACGATAACCGGGAGGCCAAGAAGCTGCATCGGAACCTTGTCACGAAGGTTCGGCATAAACGTCACCATCGTGTTGTTGGTCGTCTGAAGCGCGAACAGCTTCGACAGCACCCGACGCGACACCATCCAGACCGAGTTCGGCCCGTGGGTGTGCCGCTCGTACATCGCAAACGCATCAGCCGCCGTGAAGTTCGACGCGGTGGTCCGCGCAACCTTCAGCATCGCAGTATTGGCGGCGTTGAACGCGCCAACCGGGGCGGTGGTGCCGCCGCCGCTGATGGTGATATCCTCGTTAATCTTGTTGATGACCTGACTGCCAACCGCCGCCGTAACCTCCGACGGAAGTTCACCAGTAAAGTCATCGCCAAGCAGTTCGTCGCCAAACTCGGTGATGGCGGCGTACTTGAACATCGTCAGCACACGCTGACCGAAGTTCGGCTCACGCGCGGGCTTTGCGGAACCCTCGCCCACAATCGTGACGTTGGCAATCTTACCCGCCATCGGACGATTAAGAACGTTGGTGCCCTCATCCTGCAGAAGATACGGAATGCGGAGCGAACGCCCCGGCACGTTGTACTTCCGCGCGTACTGGAACAGCCCCGGCTGAGTATTGTCAACGGAGAAAATCTCCGGCACCTGCGACAGCGGCAGGAGATACTCGCCGCCGTTCGTGGTCCCGGTGATGGTCCGCGTCATCATATCAACACGCTTTAGGCACTCGGCCTCCTTCGCGTTCGACGGCCCCTTGGCGACAGCGCGCAGATACGCGCCGACGCTCTTAAAGCCCTTGGCAAGTTCACGCCGCACATCGTCCTGCGCGTCCTTCATCGACGCAAACGCGGTGCGCTCGGCATCAGCATCAACGCGGGTCAGCCCCTCGCTTCCGCCCTGACGCTCAACCTCGGCATCGGCGGTAAACTCGGCGGCGGCGTTCGCGCGCATCTCCAGCGCACGAATGTCAGCGGTACGCTTCTCCACCTCGTCGGCGGTGAACGTATTCTCGGGGTTCATCAGTTCCGAACGGAGCGCGTGAGCGCGCTCGCGAAGCTCATTCGCGGCACGGCTCTTGGACATCATCGTGGTCTTCATTGGTTAGTTACTCTTGGAATGAATAGTGCAATACGTCGAACGCACCGCCTTGATACGTTCGTCCATCGTCGCCATTCGCGCTGTGCTGTCGGTCGAAGTGGGCGTCGCCGTCACGACAGGCGTGACAACGGAAGCCGATTCGGAACGCGTAACAGGCCAATAGCTTTCCAACACCGCGAAACGTTCCGCATCGGATAGCGCATCCAATGCGACACGCGCGGCAATCGTGAGCAATTCCGTCTCCGTGCGCTCGGGGACAGACTGCTCGACTACAACATCAGCAACAACTTCGTGGCGCGCGGACGCAATCTCCGCACCCGGAACCGCTGGCATCGGCGTAATGGACACTTCGCGCAATTCGATTTCCGTGAACCGCTCCACCGCCTGACCATCAACCGCCGTCATCTCCGACGCGCGCGGAATAAACCCAATGGAAAAGCCCGTGGACGCGCCAGACGCGAGTACGGCCTTGACGTATTCCAGCGCGGCACGACCTTCCGCCGTGTCGAATACATCCGCCGTCATCAATAGCGCGTCACCCGCGTCCTCCATCTTCGTAATGACGCCAACGTGCGCCTTTGACGTACGCTCGTGGTCCATCAACAGCGGCACCTTACGCGCCGCCACGCGCCCATCAATGGAACGCTTCGCGCACTTCCGCGCAAACATCGTGTTGTAGCTATCCACCACTTCGTACGTCAACGCAACGCCAGACACGCGCCCCGCAATTCCGGGCGGCAAATCCGCATCGGCGCGCACGTTCAACGCCGTGTCGGTCAGGTGCCAAAGGGTGGGTCGCGCCGTCTTGTGTGTCATAGATGCCCCAATAAAACGTGTCAACGCTTGGTGGTTTTGTCGCTGACAATAGCAGGAGCCGTCGCCGTGGCAATCTTCTTCGCCATTTCAACCGCCTTTTCCGCCACGTTGAGTCCGTGTGCCTTTACCGCAAGGTCAATAAACCCAATGATTGCGTTTGCTTCGTCCTGCGACAAATCAATCGTTGCCATTCGTTCCTCAATGAAGGTTAGGGAAGTTCATCGGAGTATGCCAACACACACCGACAATTTACAATGTCACCGGGGTCGCCACTCGGGTCGAGCGGATACATCATCCCGTTGACAAACGTTTCGTCAATACCAATACGACCCATTGCCATATTAAACGAATGGTCGTCGCGCGTCTTATTGTCGCTGAACGCCAGCCATTCCTTCGACCGATACAGGTCGCCCATTTCGCGCGCTTGGTCCCACGACCCCTGCGACAACGCACCCGCCGACTCCGTGCGCGCAATCGTACGCGCGCGCGCGTCAACGCGTTCCTCGCCGTAAATCGCGCGCGCCACTAGACGCGCCGTTTCCGTCAACGTCAGGTCCGCCTTCGTCGCCGCCTCAACCACAGCAATGACTTCGTTTGCCGTCGTGCGCCCCACTTGCTTGGCAAGATTCGCCGCGCGCTTTCTCACCGCCTTCTTTACGCTTGCCGTCGAGCGCGTAATACCAGACTCGGCAACATCCGCCGACAACGACGCGCCGACACCCGCCACTTCCGTTGCGCCAAACCCATATGACTTGGCAATGATGGGCGTGAATCGCGTCTGCCACGACTGACTAATAGCCCCATCCGGCTCGTATAGCTTGCGCACTCGCGCCTTTGCGTACGCCGTTGTAAGCGATGACGCAATAGCGCGCGTCACCACATCGCCTTCAGCATTCAACTGCTGTTTGGCCTGTGTGTAATAGACCGACTCGGTTCGGTCGAGTTCATTGTTTGCGCGCTCCCAAATCGCGCGCTTCCGAATCATCGCCGCGTCCGCCACATCGTCGGAACGCTTCTTTTCGCTGGCCTCTACTTCTTCCTCTTCCGCGTCATTGTCCGCTTTCACTTCCTCTTCGCCGCTTTCTTCCTCTTCGCTTTCCTCTTCCTCTTCGTCCATCTCTGGCATTGCCGCGCCTTCCGCCGCGCTTTCTTCCGCGCTCATCTTTGGCGTGAAGCCATCCAACCCTGCCAGCATCTGGTCAATCAACGCCGTCGGCACCAGCGGGAACGCCGCCTTAATGAGCGCATCAACGGTAGACGCCGGAAGCTGTTGCGTCGAAAGCATATTCAGCAACTCAATCAACGACGACACCTGCGCGCCATTGAGTGCCGTTGCCTGAATGTTTTCATCCGACGTTGCCATCTCACTCGGCATTGCATCAATCGCAACGTCCGTCGCCGTCTCATCGTCAATCGCCTTCGGGTCAATCACCACCGCCGCCGCAGGAATCAAATCGCGCCCCGCAATCTTCAACACGCTTTCCGTCGGCTCCGGCAACGGCGCAAGATTGATAGCCACGCGCGACTCTTCCCACGTACGCAGTCCCGCCTCGTATTCCGCGCGCACACGCGTAGACGTTTCCGTGTCGTTCTCGACAATCTCACGCAATACGTCGCGGTCATACGTAATCCAAACGTCGCCGTATTCCGGGGCAAGCCAATGGTTCAATTCATCTTCAAACGCCGACAGCATTGGTTCAATTGTATGCTGTACCAGACGCGCGCGCGCTTCCGCGTACTGCACTCCCGACAGCCCCGCATCGCTCGACGCCGACGCAATGCCCACCATACGCGGGTCCACGCCAAACGCCGCGCAAATATCCTCACGCGACACGCGCCGTAAGTCGGGAAATTCAAGGTCGGACAACGTGAAGCCCAACGGCTTAATGTCGCTGACTGAACCAAAAAACGCCGGAGTTCCGCGCTTTCCTCTATCAACCACGCGCGCCTTATATCGCTCCTGCATCGCCGCCGCGTCGTCGCTAGTCGCTTCGTCCGATAGCAACACCGCAAACGTCGGGGTGCCATCATTCGTCACAATCTGGCGCACGTACTGCGTTGCCTCACCATCCGCCATAATGGAACCAATTGCCGTCGCGCCACGCGGATACCCAAACACTTCCGCCGTCGCGGGTCGTCCCATATCAATGTCACGGAAGTGAAGCATATCTTCCGTGCGGATGTTCTGCGTAATACCCGCCCAATTCAAATAATCGTATCGCCGCGCGTCGCCTTCAACATCAATCCACACTTGCTGAATAGATTCCGCGTTGACCGCGCGCAATCCACGCGGCAATCCGTTTTCCGACGGGCGTTCAATCTGAAAAAACGCGTTGCCATATCCGAGAAAATCCACCGCATAACGCGCGCGAAACTGCCGCGCCGTAAAACGTGGTCCCGGATAGTCGAGCAACTTTTGAAGCGGATGCGCTTCACCCACGCGCGTTTCACTATCCGCTCGGTCACGCAACACGACCAGCGGTACCGACGCCACAATGTCCGCCACCGCGCGAATACACGCGTGAACAACAGGGTGACGATTGAACCCCTGCGCGCGAATCGTTGACCCATCATATCGATATTCGCCCGGATTTGCCGAGCGAACCAACGTCATCTGTTGCGTTCCACCATTGCCATTGGTGGTCATCGGAATGATAGCCCGCGCCTGCTCTTTGCTATCTGACGCAATAGCGCGCAACGCCGAACGCATACGCGCCACGATTGAATTTCCGCGCTCGGCAGTAGACAAAGATGCGCCCCGCGTCGAAATGGATTTAGTGTCTCTCATTGATACCTAATGCCATATGGTGCCGACGCGCAAGCGTCAACGTGATGCGCTATACAACAAACCCACCTGTGCCGCGCAACATTGTCCACGACACCGCCCACACCAATGCATCCATTCGGTCAGGTGAAAACGCCTCTTCATCGGGCGTCCACGATGTCATTTGCAATTCCAGTTTATCAAACGTGCCAACGTGATGTATTAATCCACGTTCGTACAACGCCGCCACGGGTTCCGCGCGTTTGGCTTTGCCTCTGCTTGCGTGTACTGCACGATACGGCACAGAGTAATCGACCGCGCGTAGCGTTGCCTCGACCATATCGCCGCCGTTGTTTGACTCGCCAATGATGCGGTCAGCGTTGTATTGCCTAAACAATGCGACCGCTTTATTGGCCCACTCTGTTGGGCGATAGCGACCTGATGCGTCGTGCAGTACGTAGCCGTGCCCGTCTTTGCCTTGACCTAATACCACAATGCCCGTTTCGTCAGAATCGGGTCCTGCCGACGCCGCAGGGTCGATAGCAACGACCACACGCTTGAATGAATCAGGCGCGCTAGTTACGCGGTTGCGAATAATCATCTCCGGCGACCACAACGCGCCCGGATT